CGCTTCACCGTCAATAACTTCTTCGTCGTCATCTGCTAATAAGAAATTCTTAACAGAAACATCATCATCTTTTCCACCGATAGGGGCTGAGCCTCCCCCACTATCTTCAGGGCTCATTAACGGCATCTTAATTAACAGTGACATCACCTTCTCCGGAAATAGGGGTTTCTGTATTTTCCTTAACGTTCTCTAATGGAGCCGAACCCTGAGCATCCATTTCCATCTGACCTTGATTCTGTTGCGCCATTTCCATAGCTAAGAACATCTTGTGTCCCTGAGCATGGAGAATCACATTCTTATATCCTTGAGGATTCTCTTGCTTACAAAGCTGACCCGCGGGAGAATTAATCCATTTGATGCAAATCTCTAATTCAATCTGATGTAAATCAAATTCTTCAGGTGCTACTGATGGAAGTTCGATAGGCTGAGCTTCCACACCTTCCATAGCAGCTTTCATTTCATCTTCTTCAGTAGGTGGTTCTACTAAAGGTTCCGAATTAGTAAGCTGCTTAATCTCATCGTACTGCTTATTACGACTTTCCAGACCTGGGACGCAGAAATCCGTAAGACCGATAGCCTCATAAATAAGAGGCATATTCTCAGGAGACTGAATCATCTGCACAATAGCAGGGTTATTCATCTCAAACAGCTTTAAGATGACATCCTTCTGTTGTGACCAGGTAACTGGTAAGTTTTCATTCGCTTCTAATTCAATTTTACCAATTTTACCCTGAAGTTCAGCCTTACGGATGAAAACATTGACGAAATTGTTCAGATCATCAACATCCGTAAACTGTTCATCATCGCGCATCTCCTTGATATACATTGGAATTGCTTTGCCCATTACTTCCTTCTGGAAAGTAGTGAACATTTTCCAAGTATTCTGCAGTCTTTGCAGAGCCTGAGCGCGTGACATCGAATATTCTGATGCAGTCTTACTACCGGCAAGATCTCCACCGAATAAACTAGGCTGCGCGCCTACTACTAACTGACCAACAGACTGTATATATTCCTGAAAAGGCATTACCTCAGCTGACAAGCTGGCAGTGGATACCTGATAAAATGATTCAGCAATATTTTTCCCAGAACGCGGCTTAACTGGGAAAATGGACCCAGGCGTAGTTTCCTGCTGACCGTAAGCCTTAAAATCGAGAACATTTTGATCGGCAAAGGTCTGAGGAATCCCATGTTCAATTGTCTGCTGAGTTAAGGAAACAAGATCATTAGTAATTTCCTGAATAGGAACTAAGCCAGTGCCTAACGGATCGAATGTTAAGAAATCCGAAAGAGGATTCTGAGTAAGAGTCCAGCAATCATCCAGAGCTTCATTCTCGTATTCTGCCATGCAATCATTGACAAGAACTACGCGAACGCCATCTGGAAACTTCTTCTTTAAATACTCAACATCCGCTTCTGCATCGCAACGCTCATAAGCAGTAGGACGTAACCAGCAATTACGAATAGTTACGTTGTTCTGCGGCCATTCACCTGCATAAGTAGGATTCTGACGACCCCACCGCTCATATGGCTCATTAGTAGCGCCACTATTAGGTTGAATCTTTTCACGAATCCAAGGGAATCTAGCCCTAGCATTGGTGAAATCAGTCTCGTATGAATAAATTAAATAGGGAATATCTGCCTGGCGACGCGCATAGTTAGGAACCTTTACGTATAAGCCACCATAAACTTCCTGACAAATACGAGTCTTAGGAGCCTTAGTGATTCCAACTAAACGGTCCACAATGAGGTTATTCTTCTTAACCTCCGGCGCAACCATAGCCATGCAATTAGGGCAGAATTCCATACCAGCATCTTGACTCGAATGTAATAATACATCCGAATCGTCCGGCATGAATTCATCTCGTGCTGTTTCATTCATAGCCTCTGAAGCAATATTTTCGCCACAGAGGGAGCAGATGGTTTCATCTTGCGTAGTTTCTACTTGCTCATAAGTTTTCTCATCATAAGTGCCATATTCAAGGCTTTCCTTAGGATATGAGTAGCACGCAACCATACCTTCAGTGCAGTAAATAAAGAGCGCCTGAAGCCACAGAAGTTGCGCGTTATTATGCTTATAAATAAGCTGGCCGATCTTATCGCCAGCCTTAGCAGTCATTAAATCTAAGTAATTGTCAGCATCGTCCGGAAAACATTTAACAGGCGGAACGATAACTGATAACGCGGCGATAATTGTTTCGAGATACGCACGGAAGACATTGACAGGTTTATCGTAATAATCCTGTTGACCGTCTTGACTCGGAGAAACATCGTCTACAATTCTCCAATCATGCGCGACTTCATCCCAATATATCTGAGAATTGCCGTCCCAAAGCATTTTTAAGTGCTTATAACGGCGAATCTGACGTTCGCGCGCAGCTGTATCTTCCTTCCAGTAATCATCTACGATTCTGGTAAGTAATGTTACGGTGCGATCGTCAAACTTAAAATCTTTAGCCATTAGAGAAAACGCTTTTTCTGAGCGTTGGGATTCATCCCAATTTCAGGAATACCATAGATCTGCTCATTACTGGGCGGAGTATTCATTCCAGGTAACTGTGTCTTTTGCCCAGTATTCATTGAGGGATCTACAGGATTTAGCCTGTTAATACCATCAATAGGTGTTTTACTACCAATAGGTGGCGCCTGCCCCATTTCAATAGGACTAATATTGTAGCGCGTGCCACCGCCAGTATTAGGATTAACAGGATTTAATTCCGGTGGCATAGATCCAGGAATAGGACTAGGAGGCACTGGTGCATTTCCTAACATCCTACGCTGTCTGGATAAAAAATTACGGATTGGCATTATCTTCCGCCTCTTTGCAGAAGCTTAAACAAACCATTTGCATCAAGAATACCGTATTCCTGACCAGCGCGTGGAGAATAATCTACAGCTTCGGGACCAATTAAAGGACGTGTAGTTCCGCCTTGTCTTACTGCATAAGTCTCACCACGATTTTTCATACCAGACATACGCGACATAGCTTCCGAAGAAGCCATTGAATCACCTGAAGCATTATTACGCGGTCCAATATCGTCAACTACTTGCATGTCAGGAATTGTATCGTCGATATTGATTTGGTGCTTGTTTCTAGCGGCCATTCGACCTTCGGGAGTATACTTAGCATCCCATGCTTTAATAGCTGCATTATGTTCGTCTGCTGTGGGGTCTACTCGACGCTCTATATATTCTTTACGTGCAGTAGGATTTTGTTCCCACTTAGGGTCAGAAAACATTTCATCAAATTGTTTGCCCCGCTGGGCCTGTCTATCTAATTCCCAATTATCCGTTACAACTTCACCAACATCCTTAACTCGGGGAGAAGCAGTACGATTAAATTCGTGAGGAAGCTGCGGAATATCTTTTACGATGTTAGTAATATTCTGTGGCTTACTCCCAAATACTCCACGTACTCCCTTACCAGGACCACCAGGCATTTCACCTGTTCTAATTCCAGTATCAGGAGTAGTAAAAGAATCAGCCCATGCTTGTATGGGTAAAGAACCCGTAAGAGCGCCTATTTTAGAAATAGGTTGCTTAGCAGCTGATTCAAATAAAGATTGAAAGAAATCATTAATTTTTTCGCGATTAGTAGGCGCGCGCATTTGCGGAATATCTGCATCGCGCTGTGGCAATAATTCAATATCTGTAGTTCTACGTGGTTCAGGTATTCCACCGCGAGAAGTTATACCACCGGGTCGGGTATTACGGCCCTCTCGCATTAATTTATCATCAGCAAGATAATCAGTAGCAGCCTGACGCATCTTCTCTGTAGTAGGGCTGTAGGTAGGCTTCTTCTTATCATCAGCCATTTTAGTTCTCTACTGACTTAAGCTCAGCGTCGAGATCATCTTCAGTAATTGGTTGAATTGCGCCGACCGAACTAACTTCATTATTCTTTCTAAACTCACGAAGAATCTCAGCTTCTTTCCTTTTAGATTCTTCTAATAGCCTTCGTCGTTCTCTAAAGGCCATTTTCCTCGGACCAAGTTCTTGGAAATTAACTTGAGCCGGGGCTTCTTGAATAGAACCAGGAGTATAAGTAATCTTCTCTACAAGTTCATTAATGACTCGATGCGCGCGGTCTAGTTCAGAACGGTATACATCGCAAGTTTTACAATGCTTACTCTTTTCCTCAGCTTCTACTTCATAGTGGAAGCATTCTTCACAATGTGGATCAAGCAAATGGTGGAGCCAGGCCCTAAACTTAGTCCACATTATGGTTTACTCGCTGCTCTAAGTCGTGGAACAAACTCAGCACGGGGTGAAACTTTCTCAGTTCTAAATCCTTCTTTAGGATCATAAGCGAGGCGAACACCACGTTTACGTTCCATTTCCTGGCTTAAATATTCAGCAGCATCTCGTAATTCAGCCTCAGTATATGGTGCCGTATCACTACCGCGAGCGATAATACCATGAGTATTTAAATCAGTAATTAATGCTTGATCGTAATTGAATCGAGCTGACTTGGGATTTTCATATGGAGCGCGCGCTTTTTGTTCATTGACTCTAGCTGAAATTTCGCGCGGTCTTACACGATAAGGAAGATCAGGGTTGTTAACCACATCTCTCTGTAAATCACCTGAAATATCCTGAGCCGCATGGCCGAATTCGTGTCTTAATACTCGTTTTGGAGTAAACGACGAGTACATATTAAATTCAGGATTTGTTTCAAGTGTTGGGTTAATTCCAACATCCCCCATGTAACTATATATTTCAGGTTGGGTTTTCCCACTAATATGATCATCTAACATACTACGCCAGCTAGGCTCATTCCTAAACGTTTCTCGCCGACTATATGGAACATTAATATTAGTGTAATGGCCGCCTGTTTCTCGATTTCCTGGTAATGTTGGATCAAATTGATGAATAGTTGATAAATTTCCTGCGATTCTTGGATACTTATCAATTATTTCTTCAATTTCTTTCTTGAATGGCATATCCGGGCGATTAAGAACCTTTTCCTTAAGCGCCTTAGCCATAGGCTTTAAATAATGTGGTGGAACTAATCCTATTGCTCCTAATGGTGTCAAATCTTGCGCGGTTTCGCCAATAACATTACCCCACCCACCAGCATCGGGAGTTCCTTTACCTGATCCTACTTCATCACTTAAACCGAGAGCGCCTTCTACTGCGCCTAATGCACCTGATGTAACATCAGATATAGCATTCTTCCACCACGGATTATTTGCGCGCTCTGCATCCTGAATCCATTTCTTTCTCTTATCTGCTTCAGCTGCTACCTGTGGATTAACCTCAGGCGCGCGTGGCATTAGTCTAGAGAAAATGTTATCAGGCATTAGTGCCTTCTCTTACTATGATATCTCTGTACCGGCTTAACGATATCCTCAGCCTCAGCCGTTCTCATGTTCCTATAGAACGCTGTATAGTCCTGAGAGTTCTGAAGCTGATGGATAATCTTCTCTTGCTTTTGAATACGCGAGAATTCAGTCTCAGAATCCTTTACGTATTCTTCGACCGCATCGACAATATAACGCAAGCCATCAATAGGATCATCACCATCAAACTCTGCAATATCCTCGATCCGCTTTTTGTCATAGCTACATGATTTAATAGCCTCGACAAGTACACGACATTCTCTGAATATCTTGAGTTTGGGTAATACCTCAACTTCTTCATTCTCTACGAAGAGATTTAAATAATCTTCGTACGCTTTCTGGCCTTTGATTCTAAGAATCTGACTTGCAAAAAGTTCGTCGTAAGTAAGAATTTCACCCTTATCGGGCTTTGGCTTAGGCATCCAGCGTAAGTATTCATGGATTAACATCTTCCCGGCAACTCTACTACCTGGAGAATTAGTTGTTAACTCAATGTCTACGCCTAATTCATCTTCAATCTGCTGTTGAATAGTATGCTCTTGCCCTCTATCCTGACCAGCTGACTTACAGAACTTAATCTTTTTGATATTCTCTTTTTCAAGAAAGCTCTTAACTATAGGAGCCCACTCTGCAATCTTAGTATTCTTCCACGCGAGTTCTCTGTAGATATATGCTCTGCCATTTGGAGCAATAGCGGCAAAACCAATCCACGTCATAGCGCGCATACCCCAGTCACCTATTAATAATCTAGGCCACCACTCGGGTATTGCGATCGGATCAATTACGTGAAGTGCATTCTCAGGTTCATCAGGGTAATGAATTTCTCTGAATTCATTAAATACCTGACCCTCGAATGCATTCCAATCGCCTTTCTTAGCTCTTTTCTCAGCTTCGGGTAATTCTTCAATACTTTGCTTATAACCTGGGTCGATATAGGGATTATCTTCGTAAGTAGCGTGAACGTAGAATCTTTTCACACCAGACTTAGACTTAAGAACTACTCCGCCTTTTGGCGCAGGGTC